TGACCTGAGGCTGGAACGTAGTTAGCTAAACCACTTGGGTTAGTACCAGAAATGAGTAGGGCTCTTGTCCCTGCAACTATGCTACCACCGTTTACTACGGCTAACTCATATCCGTCTGAGCTATATAAAACTGAAGAGGGAGATTGTCCTGACATATTTTTATCCTAAGTTAAAAGATTAACTTTCTACACTAATGTAGATTTAGCCATAGTTATTTATTGAATTTACATCGTTAATTCGCCAATACGAGCATATCCTCCAGTATTAGACCAGAAGGCATCTATCTCTCCAGTATAACCATACGGAACTTCATAATAACTTAATGGAAACAATTTAATAGTGAAATCTGCTAGAGTAGCTGTTGGTCCCAATTTAACATATAATAAATTGGATGAATCGTTATAAACTGTTGCTCCCAATCGTAACGCATTAGATGCTAACAAGGTTGTATTAGTAATTGTTGCCGCGACGCTACTAGTAGTAGTAAGAGATGGTCTAGCAATGGTAACATTGAAAGAATTGTTTGGACTAATGGCAACAACCAATGCAGGATCAGTTGCGATAGCTGCTGTATTTGGAGGCTTAACAGCTACTGGACCATGAAAATAGCCGTCATCAATAGTAGTTTGAGTCTGTAAACGATAGATGTATCCATCAAACATAACCCCAACGGGGTTGCCTAGCTCATTAAATAGTATCGCTGCTGGTGAGTCACTTGACATTAACTTATCGTCCTTATTCTAGTAGATTCAAATGCAGTAGTATACGAAATAGTATCTACTACCGTATGAATAAGTGTCACGCCATCATAATCATACATATTCCAAGTAATAGTATGAGGAAATTGATTTGGTAAATATACAATAAATTTTTCTATTAACTTTTGCGCTTTGGTTGCATCTAAATACCAAATAATAGATGTTGGAAATGGGTCTCCAAATGGTAAGGTTTCTTTATAGGCGCCCGAAGCAAAGCCATCGCCTGGACCTTGATCAATAAAATGAATAAGATCTCTAAGTGTTTTATGTTGTTGATGAGTGATGTATCCGTCGTCATCATCTCCACCTGAGTTAATCTGTCCTTGAGTATATCCATCTAGCTCGTCCCAACCAACTTGTACACCTTCAGTAAATCCAAAACTAAATAAAAACTGACGTTGTTTATCACTAAATTGTAATAGATTAATATTGCTAGCAACTAATTGAATGTCACCACATAAAAATTTATGCCTTAACTGTCCTTTAAGAAGAGAGGCTCTAATATCTTCTTCGGTAACTCCTGGTATTTGAAGAAGATCTCTAGTTCCACCAAAATTAATCGGATAACGAAAAATGTTGATCGTTTTGTTATGATCCGTGCAAGTATTTTTGACGATAAAGTGTGTGTTATACTTTAACGAATACGCGTAATTACTTTCGCTACTCATTTACTTACTCTCTATAAACTTATCTTTAATTGTGATAGTAACAGTTCTCTCTACTTCTGGATTATCTTTAGTAGCTCTGACGTTGCCAAATAATTTTTCCATTAAAGTATCGTAGCTTTGTGCCCCGACATCACTTTTCGTGATCTCTAAGGCATGATGAACATCTTTACGAGTTAGCTCTTCATCTTTAGATAAAATAACTCTCTTTAAATCTGTTTCATTTAATTGTGCTAAACTGTCAAAACCTAATCTGTATCTAACATGCAACAGCTCTTCAATATAATCCAAGCTGCCCTGAGCTGGTTGCGACTCAGAATAATCACCATCTTGTTGATCAGTTCTTAATCCTTTTTCTAAAGTAGATAATAACACTCGGGCGTTACTGTCCTGCCATTCACGTTCTTTACCAAATTCTTTTTTAAGACCATCTAATACTGTTTTTAGTTTTGCAAAATTGATTAACTTTTTCCCCATAGCTTCAGAGAGAAAAGCTTCACTACGATTATAATTCTGCAAACCTCTTCTAGGATTATATTCAGTCTCTTGATCAATACGGCGTGTATCAAATGCTACTTTTGTAAAACCTTTATCGGAACTATAAGCTTCTAAACCGATTTTTCTTAATCTAATACCTTGTTTTCTAGTAGGAATATTTTCTGTTCCCCTAGATATTAATTGATACAATTCTGAAATGTTTTCCAGTTTCATTCTTGTGTTTCCGGAAGGTTATCAATATTATGTGGTATTATGCGGTATTATTATACACACCTATCAAAAGATTCATAAAGGGCGGCTTGACACCAATTTTTAAAGATTTATGCTGGAGGCATGCTAAAATCACAAATTTCTCAAGCCCGCGTCAATCCTCAGGCATTTGCCATCTGCCAAACGCTCAGCAAAGCCGGCTACCAAGCCTACATTGTTGGCGGTTGTGTTAGAGATCTCTTATTAGGTCAGGTTCCAAAAGACTGGGATATCACGACCGACGCTTCTCCTCAAGAAGTAATGGAACTTTTCCCCAAAACATATCCTACTGGTTTGCAACATGGAACTATTACAGTAGCTATGGGAGAGGGTGTAGAAAATCACTTTGAAGTAACTACTTTTAGAATTGAAGGCGAATACAAAGATGGTCGTCGACCGGAAGAGGTCTTCTTTGTTCTTGATGTAGAACAGGACTTAGCAAGACGAGACTTAACTATTAATGCCATTGCTTATGATCCTATTATGGAACGGATGGTTGACCCTTTTGATGGATTACAAGACCTAAAAAATGGAATCATTCGAGCTGTCGGTAAACCAGAAGCTCGTTTTCAAGAAGATGGTCTTAGAATTATGCGTGTAGCTCGTTTTGCTGCGCGTTTTGGCTATTTGGTCGAGCAAGAAACCATTCAAGGCATGAGTGCTAGCATGGAAACTCTGAAAAAGGTTTCCAAAGAAAGAATTCAAGACGAATTAAGCAAAACTCTAATGACTAGTAGTCCTAATTATGGATTTAGTTTCTTATTTGAAACTGGAGTATTAGAAATTACTAACCCATTACTATTTACTAGTACTTTGGGCTTGTATTTCTTACCCCTTCTTCATAAATGTCCTGGAGAATTAGAAACTCGTTTAGCTCTTCTTTATTCTGCCTTTAAACCAGAAGAAGTACAAAAAGAATTGATTAATCTTAAATTCTCCAGTAATGAAATTAATAAGGTGTGTTTCTTATTAAAATTAATGAATGAATTTGGGGGAGCCATTAATATTGCTTCTTGTTATAGGCGGTTTATAGCCTTGATCAAGAATGAGGCGCCAGCGTCCTTCGAATCCACTTTAGAACAATTTATACTATTACTCAAGGCTCGGGAAATGTATTCAGTGGAGTTCTTTGAGGGTTTTAAGAACGAAATCGTATTTTCCCGAAAAGAAATGGAAATTGATGGATTTGATTTGATTACTTTAATGGTTAAACCAGGTCCTCAAATGAAATCCTTATTAAATGCTTGTTACCAAGAGATTTTACAGCATCCCGAGCATAATAATAAAGAATTCCTTTGTAAATTTGTATCGAGTCAGTTATATAGTAATCATGAGTAAATTCATAGATTTAACTGGTCAAAAATTTGATAGATTAACAGTTATTAGCAAGGCAGATGTTCCGGGTCGTGTTGCCTGGTTATGCCAATGTGATTGTGGCAAAATAAAAGTTATTAAAGCAGGACATTTGAAAAATGGAACTAAATCTTGTGGATGTTTGAATGAAGAATTAAATATTATTCGTGGCACTAAAATGGGCACATCCAATATACAATATAATCCAAAAGAAACAACTGCTCGCACAATTTGGCGCAAAAGATATGGAGAAGGAGATCTTTCTTTTGAAGATTTTATGCGCATTTCTCAAATGAATTGTTATTATTGTGAAGCTCTGCCTAATAATGAACAAAATTCACAAATGTCAGTTAAGCACTCTTCTTCTTTTGCTAAGGAAAATGGCACATTTATTTATAATGGATTGGACAGAATAGATAGTTCATTACCACATACATTATCTAATGTAGTGCCATGCTGCAAATGGTGCAATTATGCTAAAAGAGAAAGAAATACCATTGAATTTGAAACTTGGGCAGAGAAATTATATTTTTCTATACAAAAAAGAAAACCTCTCTAGCTTTCGCTAGAGAGGTTTTCACAATTATTCAGTTATTCAGACTAATTAAGCTCCGATAACAACGCTCTTTCTACCAGCAGCACAGCCTCTTGGGTTAACAATTGCTAAACCAATGATTTCGCTTACGACCCAACCAAGTTTTAGTTGCTTTGGTTCATCAGCAGGCAATACTTCAATATCTTGTCTGATTGGCATTACGCCTACAAACTCCGGATCTGCCGCACCGTAGATAGTTCCTGGTGGAACGATCTTAGAAACCATAATGTCAGTACCCCAGATGTGAGCATAAAGACCAGTTTGTAGAACTTCACGCATAGTTACTGGATCAAAATCGCCGCCGCCTACACCTTGACCTCCACCAGAACCCCACTTAAGGATATCGGTGAACTCATTGATGTTCATGAAGTACTTAGTAGTTACTAAGTCCCAACGATCAATTTGTTGCTTGATTTCAACTAAGTCTCTCTTTAGAAGACCAGCATCTGCGATGTCCGTAAGGACGTTTTCAACAGAAGAAGCTGCATCAAGGGCTGCGAAAATGTTTGCATCTTCTTGAGCCATAATCTCTTGACGAGCCTTTTGAACTGCTCTGTCAATAACGTTAAATCTACGACGCTTAACTTCAGCGATTCTAACCGTTGGGTTTGCATAGATTTCGAACTCTGGGACAACTACTCTGTCACCGAAGACTCTAGACTCTGGACCAGTACCGTTAGAAGAAATAACAACGGCAGCAACATCGATATCTCTATCGTAAGTTGGCATTGCACCTTGTGGCAATGGATCAACAACTAGAGCACGACGTGCAATTCCGTGGTAATCCAAGTTTCTACGGATTGGGTTTGCCATAGCCTGAGCCAAAGCAATTTTACCATCTTGAGTCATAATGGCTCTAGAAATAAGCTCATCACGCTTATCGTCGCTTAAAGATGGTTGACCAGCTAAACCAATGTTAGATGGGGTGTTCTCTTCAAGAACGGCTGCATACTTTACTAAGGTTTGTAATGCGTCCTTCAAAGAAGAAGCATTCATTTGACCTTGATTAGAAAACATATTCATGGAATCTCCACTATTTTTATAAGAAAATTTTGCCGGTTACCCAGCCATATCTTTATGATATGATAGACGAGAACGATCCACTCAAGGACCAGCTCTCGTTGATTAACTTTAGGTTAGAGGTGGTGCAAAGTAGAAGGTTGCGAATGCAAACTGTCCTGGACCTACTGAAGTAACTAAACCAGATGGGCTGTTTAGAGCAGCAACTAGCTTGTTAGGAGTAGAGACCAAAGATCCGTTGGTATCGAAAGCCACGAAACGACCAACAACTGGGAAAGTGTTGTTCAAACCTGCAACAGAGGCTCCGACGTTTGGGGTCAAAAGACCAGCAGAGGTGTAGTACAACGCGCTACCAGTGTCGATAGTGGTGTTGGTTGGTTGCAAACCAGTAGAAGATGCAGTATCGCATGCATCAAGAGAAACTGCATACAAACCTGGCTTATCCCAGCAAGTTACCTTACCAGAGCCGGTTGCAGTGTGTGGACCTAATACAGCGCCTGTATAGCTGTTTGGACCGTTAGATTGTTGACCGACAGTTCCACCGACAACAGCGCCGAATAGAGTACCATATCCAAGAATACCTTCATCAGAAAGCATTAATGGGCGAGCATAACCGTCAGCAGCCAATTGAACGACTGGTCTGTGTTGAACGCTAGATGGGTTAGAATAACCATCGAACACATCAGATGCAGCCTTGTCAGTTGCAGAAGTAGCAACGACAGACTTAAGGGTAACAACTTCTCCACCCTTTAGAGATAATACTTGAGAATCTAAACCGTCAAATTGACCCAATGGTTGGGTACCTGGTTGTAAAAGTTTTAGAGACATTTTGGTTTCCTATTAATCTTCAATGCCAATATATGGCACAGTAGTTACTTACATCTTAACCAGGTTAAAACCTAGCTTAACTTACAAAATCTACAGAACATATTTTCTTATTGATATATTTTATCAAGAAAATGCTCTCGTAAGCATAATATTTGATTATGCCTATATTATTGACTTGTAATATAGGTATGAAACATATCATTAAGTTTCTTAACGTACTCGGGAGTTTCAGGGCTTTCCGAGTGGGTTCCTGGCTCACCAGTAGGTGCTGGACCAGAAGTTGAGGAATCATAATCGATTCCTAATTCATTCTTGCCTTGCGTTTTAGAATTTAGTTCAACATCCATATTATCAGCTTTAGATTTAGCTTCTTTAAGAACCTCAAATAATTCTTTCATATCTGCTTTAAATGCTTCAGTTGCATTAATTACAGATTGAAATGGGTCTGCTATCAAAGAAGTATTTCCGCCAAGCAAATGTGTTTTCTCTAAAACCTTAGTTAAAATTCCTTCGTCTTTTGTATGAAGCTGTTTGTAAAATGAAGATTTAAAATTAGCTTCCATTTGATCCATATATGGTAACATATTTGTTGCTAAAATGGCTAATTTATTATAAGCTTCTACAGCATTGGTCATTTTTGGTTGATGTGATGTATAAACAAGTTCTTTAGCATCATGTGGACGATCCATTTGCATTAACACATCGTAGTATGTTTTATAGACTTCGTAGAATTTAGTTAATTGAGTTTCAAATCCTTGGACTTCTTCTTTAAGAGTCTCATCATATTCACGACCCGTACCGTACCAATGTGTTTCGGAAGTTAAAAATGTATTCAGAAGATCCATTAGTTCGTTATAATCTTTTTCAATACCTTCATGAACATTTGGTAAATGATTATAGGCGTATAAGGCTCCAATTGCAGCCGCAACTAGTCCTATTACTAAAACTTGACCTTCTTTTTTAAAGTTTTTTTTTGAACTTAATTGCAATAAACAAGCGTCAGATAATGATCGTAATTGATCTTTATTTTTGTTATCTAAATCATTGGCTACTCTAACTAAAGTTAATAATAAATCTTTTTCAGCATATTTGCGCTGCGTAAGCAAACCGTCATTCTGTTTATGAACAATGTGTAATATAATATTCTGACGTTCGATATTATTTTCAACCAATCCATTTAATTTATCATAAGATGGAGCTACAATTACAGAATTTGGATGAGCATCTTCCATAATATTATGCTCATATTCCATACTCTTTGGAAGATCTGGTTTAACTCCATAAAGAGCCTCGATGTCTGAAGCGCTTAAAGAATCTGCTCTATGAGTTTGTTCTAGTTTTTTCTTAGCATCGCTAGAATCATTGGAGATCATTCCTTTTTCTTGGGCGATTTTAACAAAACTATCAAAAATATCACTTTTCATATTATTATACCTATTAATGCGTAGTGTTAGTGGCTGCGGGAGTAGCAGAGGCGACATCATCGATAAAAAAATCTACCATTTGTTTTTTAGAAGTAAAATACCTTGGAATATAAACTTCCTGAGCGCCTGCTTGAGAACTATTATAGGCATAGATTTTATCTCTGATAACTTGGAATCCATGTGTCATCTTAATAACAGACTCTAATCCATCTAAACCTTGATATACTTGTTTAGCGAAAATAACTAGCATATCTCCGATAGCAGATAAATCATTTGGAATACTTTCTGCCCAGTTAGTTGATACATTCTTATTTTCTTCGTGATAATCAGATTGTGGTTTAAATTTTGTTTGAGTAGAATTATGAACTGGACGACTTGGAGCCGAGGTTTCTTGATTCTGTTCGGTGGAGGCACTATTAGATGTGTCTGGATTCAGAGTACCATCAAAAGCATTTGGTCTGCCTAAGAAATGATTAATTGCATCTCCAGCTAACATAAAACCAGTTGACCAAATTAATACAGTAAACACCCAGCCCAAAACTCTAGATAATAAAGTTTTAGCTATTAATGGAGTAACTGCCGCCATCTTCACTATGTCTTCATTATTAACATAATTATTCATGGCTAGTTTTAATAGTTTAGCTTGTCGTAATTGCTGGATATTAGTCGAGCTTGTTTTAGGTATATCAGGTATGTGTTGATCTATGGCTTCCGTTACGATACCCTGAATTTGATCGGAAAACATTTGAGTTCCGGTAGAAATTACTGATTTAATTCCGTCACAAATAGAGGTAACAATACCAGAAATATCCCAATGAAATTTGGAATAACATATTCCCAAAATTATTCCTAATCCACTTAAACCCATCATACTAAACACGCCAAAGATGGCGGATGGTGCTAGTATATTTGTTAAACTTTTGACTGGTTCTTTGGTATCGAAATGTGCTCCGATATAATTTTTTACCGCACTAGTTATTTGAGAAGCGATACCAGCTAATTGAGCATTTTTACGCAAATTATCATTTGATAATAATGTTTCCACTATTAAAGCATCTACATAAAAATTGATTTCGCTTCTTCTATTAATCATTATTTCACTCTACCACGATCACTCAGCCATTCATTAAGTACAATGACATTTTTTCGATAATAAGAATTATCTCCTAAAATTTGAGCTTCAACATCTTGCGGATTATTAATTCTTATACTTGGATTTTTGTTACGAACCCAGTTTGAGTAGAAATTGCCAACCACTGTGTAAGTTGCCTGTATTCCATTTTGCAATAGATTTATAAAAGTAGTGTAATTAGTGGCATGAGGTGGCTTCAACATATTTTCGATGTCACCGTAGTTGGATTGAAGACTAATTCTAGTTTCACCATTCAATGTCATACTAGTTGCTCTACTAAAAGCATTTTCTGCATTTTGAGCAGCCTCACTAATTTGACTCAAATTCAAAGTAGTTCCGCCTACTGGTTGCGGCGTATTCATTTTTAGTGAAACTAAATTTATATATCTAGAAAGAAATTGAGTAATACGATCAAAATCAATAAAGTCACTATCAAATGGTAGCGTTTGCATCAAAGCATCTATATTTGCCTGTAAATTTTCTTGAGATGTAGTAGTAGTGGTTGCTGCCGGCTGATCTTTACTTTGGGTGGAAGAAGATCCCTTCATAGCAGTTTGAATATCGATTTTGGTGCCCAATAATTTATTTGATTGTTCTGCAATGCTCTTTAACATAAGACTAGTTACTTGATTTGGATTAGTAACCAATTCAGCGAATAAGGATTGGATGTAAGCTGCTAGCAAATTTCTATTGATAAGAAATCTTTCTTGAATACTACCTCTATTAGGATTAGTAATAGCTCCTGGACCTGGTTCTAATTTGAATGGAACATAGCTACTATCTGGCTTTTCTGTTAAATCCGGAGAGTCAATATAAGCTATTCTTCTACCATCAACAATTATACCATTACCCGCTACGAAAGCGACTAACGTACCTAAATTGACTAAATCAGCCGTTGACATAGTTGCTTTGGCACCGGCAGCCCCAGCATGGGAAATCTCGGGAGCATCATTTGGATTACCAATTCTAGTTTCTAGATTGTCAATCAATTGAAGCAAAGTAGTAAAATTATTTGTTTGTTGAGTATAGGCTGGATCCAAATTAGCTGGAGCAGGAGCTTGAGCTTGTTTAGAAAACTTTTTCTCATGTTCCAAAGCAATCTTCAATAATTCATTGATTAGATTTTTATCATCGTAAATAAAAGACATGATTTAAGTCCTTGATGGAGCTGAAGGTACAGCACTTTGAGTACCGCTCATGTAACCAATAGTTTTTTTGAGTGAAGCCAAAATGTCAGGTAGAGACGTATTGGGAGCGTGTTTTGTTTGCCAAGCTTTTAATGTATCTGGAGATAACAAATCTTGTACCGTAATTGGTTGGTCAATTTGTTTACCCTTATCAACTACCATTACATGCAATTTATTGCCAAAAGCAGTTTCTAAATTTTTAATCGTGTCGGCACCCACACCTCTCTGTTCATGAGTAAATAATGGGGCATTACCTTCGATATAAGTTTGAAACTGGGGATTTTGTAAAACTTCTCTCTTAACCTGATTAAAAAGTCTAACGATAGCTTCTAGATATCCTGTTAGCGGACGAGCCCAATCTATTTTTTGTGTAATGGAAAGATCTGTATCATTAGGAACTGTTTTGAATTGTGCCAAATCTTCTTCACCATATGAAACTGGAACTTTGAAATCGTTTGCCAATTTAATCATTCCTTCGGCAAAAGCTTTTGCATTAATCAAAGCCGCATTGGTTTTTGGACCCCATTTACCATCAGCAATAAATTCATTACCATTAGTAGCTCCGATACGAGCCATCGTGTCCATTACCGAACTCATTCTAGTTGGATCAGCAGGCTCTTTATCTTCTACTTTTGTTTTAGTAGGATCTAAAGTAAATTCAACGGCTGATACGTCGGAATTTCTTAAATAATGTTGAGCTATGAAGTTTCCAAAATTAGCTCGCCCAGCGGCTTCATGATCTTCTCTGGTAGTTTTTCCTTGAGGTGTATTAGAAAAGCTCATTTCAGCAGAAACAACTTGTGATAATCTAATCAATGCACGTTGCATTGTTTTAATTTCCTCATTACCAGTATAGACACCGCCAGAAGTTGGAGCTGGAGCAGTTCCTGGTGTCGTTGTTTTTGTTCCACCAGGAGTTGTAGCGGGAGCTGTCGTTTTTGGTTCAGTTCCAGGCAAATATCCTAATTGTGCTTGTTTTTTAATCATTGTAGTATCTTGCTATTTTTGGCAGCGTCCAAAAATGGTTTAAAATTTTTGTTGAAAGTTTCAAGGTAGTATTTAGCTACCAATGGCTTTTGATCAGGAGCTACATCTTTGAATTTGGAAAACTCTGCATTGAGTTGAGTGTCCGCATTATTAAGCCATTTCAAAACGTCCGCTACTGATGGATCAGTTTTATTTAATATTTTGTTAGAGACTTTAGCTTTAACAATAGTATTCCAGGCAGAGACTTGCTTAATAGCATTGTTATAAAGTTGAATTAATTGTGAGGAACCGCCGTCCGCCTTGTTAATCTCCGATGATTTTTTAGCGGCAAGTTCATTAGCTTGTTGAGCCCATGTGTCAATTACATTGTTTATTTTGGTAGCTACTTCCATATAATTAGCAGCCACAGCGACAACAGATGCCCAACCGCCGAAAACTCTAAAGAACGATTCTTCTTTTTTAGATTGAGCGATGGACCAAATGGACTGTACATATTTACGAGAAGAATAGATGGCATCGTTAAGTTTGCCAAGAGTAGCTAGATTTTTTTCTATATTTTCTGGAGAAAGATCATTCTTCATTGTTTCAATTATAGGATACAATGAAACAGCTTGTGAAAATGACTTTTTGAAATTGCCAAAAGCACCTTTATCATCGGTTGGCCAATCATTAGCTAAATCATTTACTTCACTAATAACTCTATCGCCAGCTCCTTTTAAATTGTCGACTTTAAAATAATGTTCAAATAACTCATATCCAATAGCTCCACCAACTACGGCACCAATAAGTGTAGGGACACTAAATAAAGCACCACTTAGTCCGGTGAGTGAAACTCCGCCTAAAGTTCCAACACTACTAGCTCCTAATTGACCAGCTAACCATGGTGCAACACTAGACGCTGCGCCAGGGACAACTTTTTTAGCAACTTCTTCGGCGCCAGTTTCTACTACCTTTTCTCCCACAGCTTTTGCGGCAGCTTGTTCCACTACCTTTTCAGTGACAGCTTTAGCGCTCTGACCAAAAGCCTTTTCCATGGCTTCTTTACCAGCACGTTCGACTACCTTTTCAGTAATGGCTTTAGCTTCGGCATTAGTTAGTTTTCTTGCCAAAGCTTCTTCTACATATTTTATTGTTTGACGATCTAAAGCGCTGGAGGCTTTGAGTCTATTATAGACAAATTTAAGTAAAGACAATCCACCCATCGTTCCAACGGTGGCAGCGATATCCGTGCCTAAACCAGAAGAGGCTGGGGTTTGTTCTTGGGCTATTTTACGGGAGCTATTAGCCCGACCGCTTGCTAAAGGGCGGGCACCTAGAGCTACCTTTACCGCATCTAAAATTTCTTTAGAAGAAGCCAACTTGCCAGTTGGCTTTTTATCAATCATTTGTACCATCTTTATATGTTTATCTACGATGGTCTCAAAAACGGCTTCACTACTATCCACGTCCTCTAATTTATGACTTCCTTTAGGATGAGCTTGATCAACTAAATCTTCGCCTGTTTCTTTATGAGCTTCATAAAGAGTTTGTGCTTGTTTATAGGCAAATAATTTATCTTCCAATTCAACAGCATGCTTTTCCAAACCTGATTGTCTTAAACCAGAACATAGTTTAAGAATATTTTCAGTAATGGAACTGGTTGGTGATAAGTCAGTAGTCGAAGAAGCTGTTTTGGTAATAGTTTCTTCTTTTACCCAGCCCTTTTCTTGAGCCACTTTGATAAGTGATCTCATGGTGCTAGAATTTTCAAATTTCTCGTGCTTAAAAGTCATATGGCGCCTCAATAGATTGATTTGTCTATAATATGCAACGATATTGAGAGCTTCTTTAATAAATAAGTTTATGGGGTCTCTAATCGCCCATAACGCAACATACGAAGACCATGCTTATTACAGTATCTCACGCCCTCAATAATTTTATACTTTGTTTTACCTACTACCTCACAACCAGGAGCAGAACATTTACGAGAATAATCGATTCGTTCCTCCCAAGCCTTTGTGGCACTCTCAGATTTCTTTTGTTTAGTTTCTTCGGTATCTTTTATTCCGATATGAGCGTCTGACATTTTTTGTCTTATTTCGGGCGTATAATTATTGTCTCTATTTTGTTGGGCGATACTTGCATTAGCTCGTTGTTCATCTGTCCATTTTAAACCTTGGGCAGGATGACCCTTTTCAGCAATTTGTTGAAGAGTCGCGTCAGCTTGTTTTCTACTTATTTTAGCTCGCTCTTCAGATGATAATGAATTTCTCCACTCTTCCATTGATTTATGCCAAGCTTCACTTTTAGGTGCATTCATTCCTCCATGAGTAGCATTATATCCCTTATTATTAGAAACATAACTATTATATTGTATAACTAATAATGTTTCTAAATAATTGGCATTATTTTGACCTTTACAAGTTGCGATTATCTCAAATTCAAAATTATGGGAACCATATTTTTTTATAGCAAATTGAATAGGAACCTTTGGATCAGCAGCATCGCGTCTGTGGGCGCGCCATCTTGAATTTGGATCAACTGTTTGTCCAATGTAAATTTTTTGATTTATGATACAGGTAATGCAATAAAGATAAATAATTCTTTCACTTTGATTTGGTGTTTCGATTGTTATTTAGACCTCCAAAAACACTATATATCAAGTCAAACGGAACTTCTAGTACCAAAGTAGTTCCAACATTGGGTTCATGCTAGTTGGTGGTGCAGTTACCATTGCAACAGCAGGATGAATAGCGCTGGGTCTTCTGGTAGTTAAGAAACCAACTTCACTAACGTATAAATTAGCTCTAACAGGATATTGTTGATTAGTCTCATATTGATCTGTTTGAAAAAACATTCTATTAAACCAAACAGTCATACGACCAGACCCCTGAGTACTATCATCACCAGGAATATTAGCTACCATATAAGTATAATTAATAATAGTTTTGATACCATTAGGAGTTCCCGAACCAGTTAAATCTATATTTAATTGAGTGCCGGCAGGAAAAGTAATAATACCATTAATTGCATTAAGAGCCACATTAACGGTAGCATTAAAACTAGATGGAACCACGTTAGGTCGCCTAAGCTCAGCTTTAATATCAATGGGAGTCACCAGTATACCACCGCTTATCACACCGACGGCTGGAACAATGACAGTTTCATTCCAAGAAACGTTAGTAAAGGCTTTAGTTTTAATATCATCAATGACGCCAATAGGAGCGGTTCCATTACTTACTGTTGCCATCACCTGATTACCGATGACAGTCAATTCAGCAATTTGTCCAGGCTGAAACTCAGCGGATGGATCACATATAAATGATGCCGGAAGCGCATTTCCGACTTGCACAAGCCTAAGAATTTAAGTACCCGTAATCATTGGGCTTTTTGCCCAATGCCCTTCCCCAAAAATGGATTTAAAATTCATAACATCTCCGATTCATGCACTATACGTAAAACTTCTGATATGCCGATGACATATATCTTATTATGGAGATAAATTATGTTCAACGACACACAAGAAATAATTAACTTATATCAATCTGGTAAAACACAAAAAGAAATTGCTACTATATACAAGTGTTCTCAAACATATATATCAAACATTTTAATACATAATAGAATTAAAATGCGAATTGGTAAGAAAATAACATACGCCGATATTAATGCTATTTTTTTAAAGAAATAAATTGTGAAGAAAATGCATATTTTCTTGGATTTTTATATGCAGATGGGTGCGTACAAATAGATAATGCAAGGTATCAAGTAACTTTAAAGCTTAAATCTAATGATCAATGTATTATAGAAAAATTTCGAGATATTATGTCGCCATCCTCACCCATTAAAATAACTAAAAATAAAGGCTCTGATACCGAATACTCTTATTTTAGAATTAATCAAAAGGAAATATGTTATCAATTAGAGGCATTAGGTTGTGTGTCCAATAAATCTCTAATTTTAGAATTTCCCACAACCGTTCCTAACGAGTTAATACATCATTTCTTACGAGGATATAGTGATGGCGATGGATGTATTTATAAAAATAAACTACAGAAAACTAAAACATCTAAACCATACATAAATACAATCTGGAAATTTGTTTCCACTAAACAATTTTGCAATGAAACCGCTAAAATATTAAAAGAACAATTAGATATCAATTGTTCTCAATCATTATCGCGCCCTAAAACCAATCAAATTACTACTACATTATCAGTTGGAGGTAATTTACAAGTAATGAAAGTATTAGACTGGCTATATAAAAATGCTACAATTTATCTTCCACGAAAATACGAAAAATATTTAGAATTTAAAAATAGTTAATCACTATCTTCAAAAGTTTTATCCATGGAATTTTCGCCCATAGTATCAGCTACTTCTAAAGCATCATTAATATCTAAATTTAATAAATCATCTGCTTTAGATGAATCACCAGAAGATGATGATGTATCATCACTAATATTAAAAACAATTCCGTGATGTTCTAAATTTGAAACCATTTTTTCAGGAGTCAAACCTTTAGTAGCATGATCAGCTTTTGGCGTCTTAGCTTGTTGAGAATCTTGCGCAATTTTAGATAAAACATTAAGTAGTTTATCTGCTTTAGAAGTTAAGCCAGCTTCTTCTAAAATTTCCATAGCAGAATGAAGATAATCGGCTGCCTTAACAAGATTTTCCATACCTTGTTTCTTATCATAAGACTGCAATTCTTTCTGCATGCCTGCGATTAGATCATTTTCAAAAACGCTTTTTTTAATCATGGATCCTTTAAATAGAAGAAGTCTTACGAGAGAGTTGTTCTGTTAACTCTCGTAAGACTTCCGTTACTTCTTTAGCTTCTTTTTGCATGCCTGCTTGCTCAAAAATTTCAGCAGCAGCGTGAATGTAATCTACAGCTTTTGCTAATTTATTAAATCCATAAGACTCTTCTGATTGGTTAGAAACCAACTGTTGTTCCATTGAACGATAGATTTCGTCTTCTAAATTAGCTTGTTTTTTAAACATTATTTCTTCTTGCTGTCTTTTTCTTTAGAAGCTTTATCTTTAGCAGATTGTTCGTCAGCTTTTTTCTTAGCAGAAGCTTTTTCTTTGGCAGCTTTGTCTTTGGCAGATTGTTCGTCAGCTTTTTTCTTAGCAGAAGCTTTTTCTTTGGCAGCCTTATCTTTTGCAGATTGGGCATCAGCCTTTTCTTTTGCCTTTTTCTTTGCTGCCATTTCTTTTTCCTTAGCAGCCTTTTCTTTGGCTTTTTTCTTAGCGTCCGCGTCGCTCTTCTTAGCTTCAACAACTAAGGTGGCAAGCTTCAAACTGAAAGTAGAAGTTTTTTCCATACCGATATAATCAAGAGCAGCAGAAGCGGTTAATAAACCATCGATAGCTGCATCGAATGCGGCAGAGGAATCTTTTCCATGACTAGCATCGTCGTCATCAGCAGAAGATTCGTCTTTCTTCTTCAACCAAGGTGGCAAACCTTTTTTGTCATTATCATCTGCACTAGACTCATCAGAAGAAGAATCCTTCTTTTTACGAGCGTCATTATCATCATCCGCACTAGACTCGTCAGAAGAATCCTTAGCCTTTCTACGAGCATCGTTATCATCAGCACTCGATTCATCGGAAGAAGAATCTTTGGCTTTTCTGCGAGCGTCGTTATCATCAGAAGAAGAATCCTTAGCCTTTCTACGAGCATCGTTATCATCAGCCATTGCGCTATCTCCGCATGAGCAACTATCTTTATCACTGCTGCCGCATTTAGCGCAGCCCTTTGCATCGTTTTCATCCGAAGCAAACTTGTATTGAGTGCCGAATAATGACTTATGGGCATCACTCTTTAGTACTGCATCCATGGAAGCAGCGACAAAATCTGATATACTGTTATTTTTCATAGTGTGTATCCTCTAGTCCTTTAATTTAGAAGCTTCTCTTGGAAGTCTTGGAAAATGCTGCTGACAATTGTGAGAACATATCGCCTTCAGGTTGTGATGCTGTACCTAAGTCACCCGAACCAATTACTCCTACTTGAGGTAAACGTCCACCCTCTTTACGTAGGTTAGTAACTGGATGTCTTGCAACCACTCTCTTTAAAGACTCAAAGTTAGAATCGTCGAACTTCATAATTTCATCTACTTGATCTGAGACGGCAGTACGATCTGCATGACATAATCCACGATCAACCATATCATAGGCTAATTCATAAGATCTTGCCAACTTAACTCTAAACTTGTTAAGCTCTTCTTCTAATTGAGCTTTAACATGCTCTTTAACTAATTCGCTAGCAAACTCACTACCGCCATCAGCTTGAGCAAAATATTTCTTGTAGTAAGCGACTGCATCCTTATCTAATCCTTCAGCAACCAAAGAATCGATATCTGCTGGATTAAGCTTACCTTCAGAAACTAACTTGTATAAGGCTTCAGCTTCTTTACGAACCTTTGGTGGAGCTTTTGCAACGTCCATCATAGCTTTGTTAACTTCTGGAAGAGTTTCCACTAATCCTAGACTATCAGATGGCTTAACTTCAAGTTCAGTTTGACCATCAGCAAGCTTATCGGCTTGATCTAACATGTCACTAAATCTAGCATGAGACATATCTTGGATCTCTCCGTCTTCTTCTTTACCAGTAGCGTCAGCGGCAAGCTTGGCTCTCATAGCAACACGACCTTCTTTGGTATCGAAGCTAGCAACAACAACTGTATCACCCTCTGTTAAGCCAGTTGGCATTGGTTTGCCGGCTGGTAACTTAACTTCGACATCATTAGTGTCTGTATCAAGCGCTAGCGCATCTAAATCACCGGCATCATCTGCCATTAAACCACTAAGAGCGTCTAAATCTGCATTAGTGTCGCTTATCATTGCCATTAACTCATCATCGCTGTTGTTAGCGTCTTGTTCGCCTGTCATAGTCTCTCCCTCAGCTAGTGCCTCAAGTTCTGCCTCAATTTCAGCACGCTTGACGATAGCATTAGTACCACGTGCATACTTGACAAAGGCGGTCATTAAATTAAATCCATCTGCAATAGATGCTTTAGCTTCATTAAGAGCATCAGTTACGATGTTATTAACATAATCTTTATTTTCTTCAGTTACAGATCCGTTATCATACAAGCCTTTAATCATTTGTAATTCTTGTTGATGATCTTCTAAAGAAGCAATAGACTCTTTGACAGCTTGGCTCAAAGCACCATGTAATTGTGTTCTTAAGACATTAAGATTCTTAGTACTAAAAGAAGCGGCTAATGGCATTCCAGCTCCGCCTGCTGTATCAGCTCCACCAGCTTCATCAACTGGAGGTGCGGTTGCATCTAATTGCTTGTTAACTTTTTCCTTCAAATCACTAGCAAGCTGAGTAGCTTTGCCAAGAGTATCGACAAGATCTTTTGCAGTGTCTTCAGTCTTATCAGCATTTACACTACCATCACCACCAGTATCTTCGGCAGGAGTAGCAGATGCGTCGGCTGGAGCACCCATATCAGTTGCTGGAGGAGCAGAAGAAGGCTCGGCTGGAGCTTGAGCTTGAGCTTGAGCACTCTTTACTAGAGTACGAATCTTATCAACACCGTGAGCTTTAATCTTCTCGATTAATTTACCACCGAATTCTTTAGTAGCAATGCTGTCGTGTAACATTTCGGCTCTTCCACCAGAAAGTTCATTAACAGAAGCAGTTAAAATAAGCTTATCACCAACGAAAACTTCCCAAGCGCTCTTGCCTAAATTGGCGGTGCCATCTTCATTGGCAGCACGAACGAATCTGGCTCTTAAAGAAGCACGACGAAGCATTTCTTTACGCTTTAATTCATCAGAAGTCTCTGCTGAACTTGGAGAAGGGTGCATTCCGTCCACTGGACCAACACCTGGGAATGGCTTTTGACCAAGCATGTGTTTATCTCCGTGTTCACGAAGCGTGTATTCCAATTTATCAACTGGATACTTTTGAGTACCTGGCTTGGCTGGTTCATTAACACCACCACCGCCAAGAAAATAAGCTCTTTTATCTTCTAAAGCTTTCTTAGCAATGTTGACGATGTCTTGACGACGCTTTGCTCTTTCTTCGGACTCTGCACGAGCAAGCATTTTTTTACGCTCTAACTCGTTAGATTGATCCGCAGACTCTGGAGAAGGATGCATACCATCGACAGCTCCTACTTCTGGGAATGGAGATTGACCAAGCATTTGCTTGTCACCATCGGTTCTTAACTTCTCATTAAGAGGATCCTTTGGATATTTTGCCTGACCAGGGGTAGGCTCGTTGACGCCACCGGCGCCTTGGTAATAACCCTTTTTATTGATTTCATTAGATCCAGACATATTTTCCTCTTGTTTGTTTATAGAAGTTCTATTATTTGATAACTTGTCCAAGCTTTGCTTCATTTGACTTAACTTGTCCTCGATGGTCTTGGTAACCTCTCGAAGATCATTAATAGCATCGCCCCCTAGTTCGGCATCTTCAGTGGTGGATGCATATCTTGCATGTGGGGGAGCTAATCCAGAATCCGTTGGCGGTGTTTCTGCCAATTGATCAGATGCCATATGATTAGTATCTTTTTCATAATTTTTAGCAGAATCGTTAAATTCGCTCAATTTTTGAAATGCTTCTGCTATCTCAGATTTGAACTTTTCCAAATCAGTTGCATTAACAGTAAATTGTGAAGTGCCACCGCCTTCAGAACCTTGTGGATCACTTACTGTCAATGTAGCAGTATAAGATAAATCGGCTAATTTATTTAACTCTTTTTGTTTATTTTCAATATAAGTATTGAGAGTATTAGCTGCTGCAATAATATGTTTAATATTAGCTTTTGGATCAGCACCATTAACAACAATAGATAATTCTAATGGATTCAAATCTACGTTGATTTCACCATAACAGCTTTTACGACGCATATGGTCACAAAAATCTGCTTCAGTACGGGCGACACGGGCACAATCTGAACAAATAGCTTTTCCAACCGCAGTACCCATTGATACGCAACTAGAAACTCCTGTTGAAATTTGACGTGCTAATTGAGGATATCCTGCTTTATCTAAAGCACAAAGAGCGATAACTCTTTTTAAATTACGATCATAATAGGTATCAACGATAAAGCCTCTTACGTGATCGACTGAACTTGATTTATGATCTACGCAAAGAGGCTTGCCAACCCACTTCTTATAAGCTTTAACGAGTTCTTCCTCGGGGAAGATATCGCCATTAGAATTCTTATAAGGCTTAATACTTGGGTCATTACTCATCCATCGCCATG